TAGTCTTGGCACTGGTGGAGACTATGCTGCCATCCAGGTGTTTGAAATGCCTAGTATGATTCAGGTAGCTGAGTGGCGTCATAATCTAACTCCTATACAGACTCAAGTAAAACACCTAAGAGAAGTATGCAAATACATTCAAGACAGAAGCACAGAACTAGGCGGTGCAAGTTCGCAGATCTACTACAGTGTAGAAAATAATACCTTGGGCGAAGCTGCATTGATTGTGATCAATAATATAGGCGAAGAAAACTTTCCCGGACTGTTTCTAAGTGAACCTATACGCAAGGGACACGTTCGAAAATTCCGTAAAGGATTCAATACCACACACCGTACAAAAATAACCACTTGTAGTCAGCTCAAACATATGCTAGAAACACAAAAGATGAAGATCAATAGCAAGCCTTTGATTTCTGAATTAAAAACTTTTGTAGCTCACGGAGTAGGATTTGGAGCCAAGACCGGAGAACACGATGATCTTGTGAGTGCAACATTGCTGATACTGCGTATGGCCACTATTCTCAGCGACTGGGATCCTAAGATCTACGAAAAAATGACTGAAAAACTCACAGAAGATCAAATGCCAATGCCGATCTTTGTCAGCAGCGGCTTTTGATAAATATAACTATGGATGCAACAAACAATATTGCCACTGATCTATTCTACAAAATACGTAGTAGATTTTCTGGCCTAAAATTAGGCAACGACACAGGTGCTATCACTATCAATCCCGAAGAAGCAAGATTCTTTGATTTTGATTACAAAGACGGCGAAGCAGCTATTGGTCATGTAAGTATTAGCCTGGCGGAGGATAATTCTATTAAAGTTTATTTCAGTACAGGAATAACAGAAAGCATGGATACCTTACAGAAAGAAGGCTGGTATGGATTCTTAAAAGAATTACGGTTGTTTGCCAAAAGAAGATTAATGAGTTTTGATACTAGAGATATTGCCAAAGACAATCTAGATCGTAGAGACTTTGAGTTTTTAAGTCAATACAATGCACCAAAACAATCACAACCAAATACACCCCCCACCGTTGGAGAATCAATTATGAGCGAAAGCGCAATGTATGGCAGCAAGAACGTCAGCTTCCAAAAATTAATGGACACACGTTTAATCATCAAACACAGCAAGGCAGTTATGGACGACACTGCCCCTGGTAGTAGAACAAGAAACATCGGTGCATTGTTTGTGGAAAATCAAGACGGTGAAAGATTTAAATATCCTTTTATCCACCTAGCTGGTGCTCGTGCTATGCAACGTCACGTAGCCAATGGCGGATTGCCCTATGACGAACTTGGAAAAAGCATTGTTGGTATGAGTGAAGAAATTGCGCAACTAAAAAGTTTTGAAAGTTATGTTGTGCGCAATGATCTAATGAATTCAATGAACAACTCTATTGTAGAACGATCATCACAATATCTAAATGGACTAAGAGAACAAATCAAAGCACTGGCCAAGCAAGGCCATTACGAGGCATACAAAGAAAATTTCCAGGCAATGGAACCCTTAGAGATTCCACAAGACGTAGTAGAACAGTACACAGATCAATTTACAGTAAGAAATTTCAAAGAAGATATCAAATCAGTATTTCCTGTTCTATATAGAATAATGAAAGAAAACGAAATAGGCTATGACGACATAGTCGAAATGACGCAACCAGACGTAGTAGAAAACGAGGTTGCTGCAAATTACAACGATCCATTTGCTAGGTTTGAAACTTGGGCAATGGGACTAGGCGAAGCTAGTGCAATTGCTAGCGAAGATCAAGAAGAAAAATCAGCAGCAGTAAGAGAATTACAAGAATTAGTAGGACAACATTTTCCAGCAGGTGTAGATGGCACAAACGCTATCGAAAGCCTTAAAGGCATAATTGAAGATCCACAATTGTTTCAAGAAATTAAAGAACAATCAAAACAAGATCCAGACAGCTGTGTAAGAGGTCTGATAAAAGAATGGTTAGAGCAAAATGCGCCCGATACTCTAGAACAATTAGACTTCGGAGATTTTGTTCCACCAGAAGGTGAAGCGCCGGCGACTGACCAAGGGGGTGATATAACAGCGCCAGAAGCACCACAAGAGGGATCCGATGGTCCAAATAAAAGCGATGTTCCTGCTTTTATGCGAAAAGCCAAAGGTGACGATGATTGGAAAATGAGCACCAAGGATATGGATGACGAACAAACAAAATCGCCAACCAGTTCCGCTGGGCTAGCACGTAGAAAACAAGAACTAGGTATGGGGGAAGCTGATACTGAACCATCTAAAAAAGATGATGACGACAATTCTCCTCCTTGGGATGCAGATGATGAAAAGTCAAATTTTAAAAAGCCCAACAATCCTAACAGAACAGGCCGAGATAGTGCTAGAGCATTAGCACAGCGAGGCATGCAGTCTAAAATGGATGTTCAAGAGTTAGCAGAATTTGTTCATACATTTTATGATCGTGAATCAGGTACATTCCCTAAAGGCCCAGAAGGCGTTGCTATTATGGTAGGCAAGAAGTTTGGTGAACAAGCAGAAATGGTTGCTCGCAAAATGGTAGAAAGAATGGCACCACAACAGCAAGATCCGCAGATTGCAGAACTTGCTCGTATTAGAGAATTGGCAGGCTATTAAAATTTAATGCTAAACAGATCGGGCACTTAGGTGCCCTTTCTTTTGGCTAAATTGATTGTCAACGAATTCACAGGCTACCGCGTTATATATATGTAGGGGTAGAAATTCCTACTTAACCAAAAGGAAACTTTAAAATGAAATCAGCAATCGCAATCCTCGCTACCGTGTTCGCAGTATCAGCATTTGCACAAGCACCTGCCAAGAAAGAAGAAGCCAAGCCAGCAGCACCAGCTGCCGCAGCAAGTGCTCCAGCAGCACCAGCTAAGGTTGAAGCCAAGAAGGAAGAGAAAAAGCCTGCAAAAAGTGAGCCTGCTAAGAAAGAGCCAGCTAAAGCAGACGCAAAGCCAGCCGCTGCTCCAGCGAAGTAAATTTGATTTAGAAGACAGTGACCTCATAATAGACGATGAGGTCACTTATGGCCGTAATCGACGAAGCGCAGAGTTTGGCAAGTTAGTTGAAGATGACGAACTATCAGACTATGTAAAGTTTAGATTATGGCTGGCTAGACAAAGAGCAATGGCCAAATATAAAGAAGTCCATGGTTAAGCCCTGGGCTTTTTTATTGGCAAAATAAAATCAAAAATAAACAAAAAATCATTGACCTTGCTAAATAAAAAGCGCATAATAACATATGTGCATAAGGCATATAAACATTTTAGGCATAACATAGGAGGCATTTAAAATGGCAACTCTCGCAGAAATCCGTGCAAAACTTCAAGAAGCACAATCAAAGTCCACAGGACAATCCACAGGCGGTGGAGACAACGCAATTTACCCACATTGGAATATGCAAGAAGGCAAAGAAGCGGTTATCCGTTTGCTACCCGATGGCAATTCAGCCAATACGTTTTTCTGGGTAGAACGTGCAATGATCAAATTGCCGTTCGCAGGCATCAAAGGTGAAACAGATTCACGAGCCGTGCAGGTACAGGTTCCTTGTGTAGAAATGTACAACGACGGTACAGCCTGTCCGATCCTGACAGAAGTTCGTGGCTGGTTTAAAGACAAGGCTCTGGAAGAAATGGGTCGTAAGTATTGGAAGAAGCGTTCATACATCTTTCAAGGGTTTGTGGTAGAAGATCCTATTAAGGAAGATAGAATTCCAGAGAATCCTATCCGTCGATTCATTATCGGTCCACAGATTTATCAAATTATCCGTTCAGCACTGATGGATCCAGAGTTGGAAGAATTGCCAACTGACTACATGCGTGGCGTTGACTTCCGTATTGCTAAAACTAGCAAAGGTGGTTTTGCTGACTACTCTACCTCAAAGTGGAGCCGTCGTGAACGTGCAATTGCCGATGCAGACAAAGCAGCAATTGAACAGTTTGGATTACATAATCTCAGCGACTTCTTGCCCAAGAAGCCAACAGACGTCGAGCTCAAGGTCATGAAAGAAATGTTTGAAGCGTCAGTTGACGGTGAAGCATATGATATGGATCGGTGGGGTCAATACTTCAAACCAGCAGGTATGGGTCAAGCAACAGGTGATCCCAATAAAGCTGCCGCACCACGTGCCGCAGTAGCCGCTCCAGTAGCCGCAGCCGAAGAAGATGCTCCTTGGGAAGAGCCTGCTACTCCAGCAGTAAAGGCAGCAGCACCAGCAGCATCAGCAGCACCTACTGGTGAAAGTGCAAGTCGTGCGCAAGATATTCTTGCGATGATTCGTAACCGTCAAAAGTAAATCGTTGTAGACAAGAGTACGAGCCCGCGCTCGTACTCTCTTTCATTTCAGGAGAATAATAATGGCAAGAGTACAAAAAATTAATGAGAACTTCTCTCTAAGTTTTAACAGCAGAGAAGACCAAACAGGCGATACAGTAGCAGACATTGATGTTAGATTTGACAACCCCAAGGATGATTCTGTTATAATTAATAGATTAAACACTTGGCTTATAGCAATTGGTCGTACTGACATTGTTGTAAGTCCAAAGAAACTACCAAAGGGTGAATAATGGCAAAAGCATTCGATATCAGTAAATTTAGAAAGTCAATTACTAAATCTATCGACGGTTTAAGTATTGGCTTCAACGACCCAACAGACTGGGTCAGTACAAACAACTACGCATTAAACTATCTTATCAGTGGATATTTTGATCGTGGTATTCCACTAGGCAAGGTAACTGTGTTTGCGGGTGAAAGTGGTGCAGGTAAAAGTTTTATCTGTTCAGGTAATCTAGTCAAGAACGCACAAGCACAGGGCATTTATCCTATCTTGATTGATACAGAAAATGCGCTAGATGAAAAATGGTTACACGCTCTCGGAGTTGATACAAGTCCAGACAAGTTGTTAAAACTTAACATGGCCATGATTGATGACGTGGCAAAGACTATCACAGAGTTTATTGCAGAATACAAAACAATGGATGAAGCAGATCGTCCCAAGATCTTGTTTATCATAGACAGCTTAGGTATGCTGTTGACGCCTACAGACGTTAATCAGTTCCAAGCTGGTGATATGAAAGGTGATATGGGCCGTAAGCCTAAGGCATTGACAGCACTGGTTCGCAACTGTGTTAATATGTTTGGCGCCTACAACATTGGTATGGTATGTACCAATCACACCTACGCAAGTCAAGATATGTTTGATCCAGATGACAAGATCTCCGGTGGACAAGGTTTCATCTACGCAAGTTCGATCGTTGTTGCTATGCGTAAATTAAAATTGAAACTTGATGCAGACGGCAACAAGACTACAACTGTACAAGGTATTCGTGCAGCTTGTAAGATTATGAAAACTCGTTATGCAAAGCCGTTTGAAAGTGTACAGGTTGAGATTCCTTATGAAACAGGTATGAGTCCATACAGTGGATTAGTCGACTTGTTCGAAGCCAAAGGTCTGCTCAAGAAGGAAGGTAATAGTCTTGTCTACACTACCAAAGACGGTGAGATCATCAAGCAGTTCCGCAAGGCCTGGGAACGCAACGAAAAAGACGGTCTCGACATTGCAATGGCAGACATTTCTAAACACGGTGAAATTTCCACTTCTGAGATAACTACTACAGTTGAACCAGACTTGGAGGTCACTGAATGAAAGAAGATTTAATTGCAGATATTTGGACATTGGTGTTAGAACACATTCCTGAGAAACATCGTAAAGATGTGGCAGCAGATTTTGTTAATACACTAATAGATTATGGTATCAAAGAAAGCGTACTTGACGGCCTCAAAGGTGTTGACACATATCTTGATACTGCAATTGATTATGCAATTGACGGAGAAGAGATTGAGGATGAAGATAGTTACGAAGATGAGGAATAAATGAATTGGTACGATCGTGTTTCTAAAGATATCTCAAATATCCCAGATGCTGTGGCCTATTATGAAGCTGAATTAATTCATGCAAAACAAGATGTCCGTGTAGCAGGAAACATTGAAAAAGCCTCTGCACAGATGCCTGGCATTGTAGAAAATCGATTTAACCAACTTCAAGAAATTGAAGGTATTTTAGAATATCTCAATATCGAACTTCGTAGACTCCGCAGTCAACACTTTCGCAAGTATCTTGAAACCTATCAACGTCAGTTAAGCTCTAGAGACTGTGAAAAGTTTGTCGAAGGCGAAGCTGATGTTGTTGATTTCGAAAAGATTATCAATGATTTTGCCTTGCTACGCAACAAATGGTTGGGCATTATCAAGGCTCTAGACATAAAACAATGGCAGTTAAGCAATATTGTAAAACTACGTACAGCTGGCCTAGAAGACGCCAGTCTTTAAATACTGTATAATATATGCAGATAAATATCTGCATGAAAATAATATTAGTTACAGGTGGATTTGACCCCTTACACAGTGGTCATATTGAATATTTTAAAGCCGCAAAACAATTAGGCAATCTTTTGATTGTAGGCATTAACAGCGATGCTTGGCTCACACGTAAAAAAGGCAGAGCATTTATGCCTGCCGCTGAACGCAAAGCTATTATTGAAAACTTACATCAAGTACACAAAGTAATAGAGTTTACCGACAATGATGATAGTGCTATAGATGCTATTAGACAAGTACAGGAACTTTTTCCTAGAGATAAAATAGTATTTGCTAACGGCGGTGACAGAACCAAAGATAACATTCCTGAAATGGTCTTTGAAGATGTAGAGTTTGTGTTCGGAGTCGGCGGAGAGAACAAAGCCAATAGTAGTTCTTGGATACTTAATGAATGGCGAGCACCCAAGACAGGCCGGTCTTGGGGATACTATCGAGTGTTGCATGAAGTTAACAATCATGTCAAACTCAAAGAACTCACGGTCAATCCCAAGACCTGCCTCAGTATGCAACGTCATCAAGACCGTGCAGAACATTGGTTTGTGGCCGAAGGCACCGCCACAGTCTATACTATAGATCGCAGCTCAGACATGGATCTGTTAGGCGAATATACACAACATCAACACATACATATTAATACAACTCAATGGCATAAGTTATGCAATGAGACAGATCAACCCTTGCGAGTTATTGAAATTCAATATGGTGAAAATTGTGTAGAAGAGGACATAGAAAGAAAATGATTAATATTTTTATCGGTTACGATCATCGAGAAGCTATCGCATATCATGTATGCGCTAACAGTATAATCAGGCATTCTAGTAAACCAATTTCGATTACACCACTTGCATTAAAAAACATGCAAGATTATCAAGAAACGCATACCGACGGTAGTAATCAGTTTATCTACAGTCGTTTCCTTGTTCCACATCTAATGGAATATAAAGGTTGGGCAATCTTTATGGATGGCGATATGTTGGTCCGTGACGATATTGAAAAATTATGGGCTCTTAGAGACGACAGTAAAGCAGTAATGGTAGTTAAACACGATTACAAAACCAAGATGACAGAAAAGTACCTTGGCGCTAAAAACGAAAACTATCCTCGAAAGAATTGGTCAAGTGTTATTCTTTGGAATTGTGGTCATGCTGCAAATAAAGTAGTAACACCTGAATTTATTGAAACTGCTACAGGCGCCCAACTTCATAGATTTACTTGGCTTGCTGATGAGTTAGTTGGGGAATTGCCTAAGGTATGGAACTGGCTACCCGATGAATTTGGCGCGAACCAAGATGCAAAATTATTGCACTATACACTAGGAACACCTAGCTTCCACGACTTTGCTACTACTCCAATGGGAGATGAATGGCACCGTGAACGCATTTATACCGATTACTGTCTACAGCGCAATCTATGATTTTTCTAAGTAAAGACGGGGAGGACGAGTACATTAATTTGTTTGCCCTGGGATGCAAGACTGCACCAATATCAACAGAAGATTTTGTTTACGCAGATTCTCAAGATCCAATTATCCTAAGAGGAATCCTTAAACATAAAATAATGAAACGTTGCTGGAAAGACGGGCGTACATTTTATTATATGGACACAGGGTATTTTGGCAATGAAAGAACTGCATCCAATCCCAACGGATGGAAACTGTGGCATCGCATAGTAAAAAATGATCTGCAACATAGTGAGATTATTTCGAGGCCCGACGATCGTTTTAAAAAATTTAATAAAACTTTTCTCCCCTGGAAAAAAGATGGAAGAAAAATATTAGTTGCAGCACCAGATGAAAAACCTTGCAAATTCTATGGAGTTACTAAGGATCAATGGGTTAATGAAACTGTTGCAAAAATCAAAGAATATACCGATAGACCAATAGTAGTTAGAGAACGAGCACCTAAAAGAATAGATAGAATTGTCACAGACACACTACAGCAGGCGCTTGATAATGATGTATTTGCTCTAGTGACGTACAATAGTGTTGCCGCAATAGAAAGTATATTTCATGGTATTCCAGCATTTACTCTTGCTCCTACAAACGCAGCAAGTCCGGTAAGTCTTCAAGATATTAGTAAGATTCAAACTCCTTACTATCCTGATCAAGATAAATTGTATGCCTGGGGCTGTCATTTAGCCTATGGACAGTTTCATAATTCAGAATTAAAAAGCGGCAAGGCGATGGAACTATTAACACAATGAAAGAATTATCTTTAGAAGAATCGTTAGTACAGGGTTCAAATAATTATTGCACAACAAAAATGCAAGAATCTTCCAAACCCATGGTAGTTCGTGGAGTAACTAGCAAGAGCGAAATAGTTGAATGCCAAAAAACGCAAAGAGATTTCTATTATATAGATACTGGTTATTTGGGAAATTTTCCTAGTCCAGGAAATACTTCTGGAAAAAAGATCTGGCATAGAGTAGTTAAAAACGACCTGCAACATACATTACCCAGAAATGTAGATTCTAATAGATGGGAACAATTACAAAAACAAGATCCCAGACTAGTATGGCAAGGATGGAAAAATCATAGCAAGAAAATTTTGCTAGTTCTGCCTAATCCAAAAGCCTGTAGATACTATGACATTGATTGCGACACTTGGGTGGAAGAAACTACCGAACAAATTAAAACTTATTCTAATTTGCCAATTGAAATTAGAGTGAAAGGAACACGAAGTGAAAGAGGTCACGGATACTCTATCTATTCTGCTTTTGAAACAGGAGTATACGCCACAGTCTCTTTTAATAGCATTGCAAGTTTAGAATCAGTATTATACGGTATACCTGCATTTGTTTCAGTTCCGTGCGCGGCTAGCACATTGGCATCTACTGATTTGTCCACCCTTAAAAATCCCCATAGACCACTCTTAGAAGACATAACTAAGATGTGTAAGACATTGTCCTACGGCCAATTTACTCATGAAGAAATTGCCAACGGCACAGCTTGGAAAATATTAAATCAATGAAATTATTAGTAAACGACAAAGAACTTGCGCACTATCTTATAAGTCTTATAGATCTAAAAGATCATTGCTTACACATAGAGTTAAATGAGCGTAAAACTGCAGAAGCTATAAATTTTATTCTTGAGAAAAAAAATCATCATAAATTTGACATTGAAAAATTTCGTGATAAGTTTAAAGAAAAACTGTTGAGGGGAGTTTCTGCAGATGCTACAGAATGGCGTAGTAAAGTTAACACGGTTTTAGAAAATTACAAAAAAAATTATTTTAGTCAAGTACATAAACAAGCAGAATATGTAATAGAAAAATTAGGTGACAAAAATATCATCGACGCCTATATGAATAGTGATCGACAATATTTTATCAAATCTGTTGGGCAACAAATAGATCCCACATCAACTATGATTAGGCGAAAAGATTTCATAGATAGTAGAGAAGATTGCCTGTTAAGAAACACCGTAGGCAATGAACATATTATTGTAGATAAAATTGATAACAGTCTTCCGTTTTGGTTTATAGATAGCGGATACACGAATTTTATTGAACCCAATAAAAAATGGCACAGACTCACAAGGAATCACCTGCACTTTAATAATCAATTTATTTCACCTACAGATAGATTGAAAAATTTTGCAGAGTTTCCTAGACCTTGGCGCAAAGAGGGTAAAAAAATATTGATTGTTGAGCCGGGGGAATTTGCTGCTGGTATCATGCACGTAGAAGCAAAATCTTGGACCGAATCTGTCATAGCTGAATTAAAAAAATACACGGACCGACCCATAGAAATTAGATCTAAAATCAATAAGAAAACACGCACCAGTCTTTATCAAACATTGTTGAATGGAGGCTACTATTGCACAGTCAGCATCAATTCAAACAGTGCTGTGGAATCTATTTGGGCTGGTATACCTGCTATCACTCTCAACAAGCACGTGAGTAATTCTGTAACTAGAAACAATCTTGCACAGGTCAACGATTTATATTATGGACCACTAGGAGATTGGCTAGCATGGCTCAGCTATTGTCAATTTACATATGATGAACTAATAGATGGTACTGCACTTAGCATTATCAAGGAATATCACAGTGTCTAATATAACTGCTGTGGCATATTATGCTGGAATACCACCCAATAATCATAATATGGAGAAGCCGCAGATATTAAACTATTTTTGTCAAGGAGTTATTGCGTCAGGTGATACTGCAATAGCACATACTGGAATGAATGCAATTCCTTGTGATGTAGCACTGATACAGGGATTTGTTCATGAACACGGTAAATCTGCACCGCATCTACAACTGAGACAAAGTGCAGTGAATCTTCAAAAGTCAACAAACAAAAGATCGTTAATTGTAGATAGCAATTTATTTTTATACGCAGACAAGTCTAACCCACTGCACTATTTAAGATATAGTTTTGACGGAGTATTTCCAACCACCGGATTTTATTTTGATAGAGATACCAATCCCGCTCGATGGCAACAGATCAGCAAGGATTTAGATATTAGTTTAAAGCCTTGGAGAACACAAGGCAATCATATACTAATCTGCTTACAGAGAAACGGTGGATGGAGCATGAGAGGACTAGATGTTATACAATGGATGAACTCAACTATTTTAGAAATAAGGAAATATAGTCAACGACCTATAATTGTTAGGGCTCATCCCGGAGATAAAAAAATTGGAAGCTATTTAAAAATAAATCACAAATCAGTATCACTGAGCGTGAACGCTAATCTTAAAGAAGATTTAGTTAACGCCTGGGCCACAGTGGTTTACAATAGTAGTCCTAGTGTAGCCAGTGTTATTGAAGGAATTCCAATTTTTTTAACTGATCCAATGCCACAACATAGTCAAACGGTAGCTGTGGCCAATACTAACCTTAGTGCTATAGAAAATCCAGTTATGTTAGAACGGCAGGCATGGATTGAAAAAATTAGTATGTGTCATTGGAATTTTGATGAACTAAGATCCGGAGCCGCTTGGAAATTTTTTAAACAATATATCTAACGCCAGTATGCTTCAGTTCGATGAACTTTAAGATCTTCACGTTTACTTCTACCAAGATTTTTCCTACCGCCTTTGAGATGATCTAACCAAGCACCCCATTCGCTGTTGATCAATGGATGCCCTTCACCTTGAGAACTTCCTAATCTAGGACGAATGTCATGTAGATGAGCAGCCCAATCTAGTTGCCTCATCTGCGGAAATTTCATACGTACAGCATCAAACACAAAACTGTCATGCCATTCGGCTAACTGAAAAATTCCTTGTTCTGCCTGATCATAAAATCTTTGAAATTCTTTTAAGAATGCCTGTACATTTGCAGATCGTAAATTCATAGAGTATAAGCCACACTCTGAATATTTGCCTTTTCTTCCAAGATAACAAAGTTCTGAGTCTGCAGGAATCATTCTGTACAAGTCCTGCATAGTAATAGGACTGTGACAAATAGTATCAGCATCCATCCATATCAATATATCTGCATCTGTTTCTTTGGCACAATCAAATATTGAATAAACTTTATGTGCAAATCTAACAGCATGCCATTTAAATCCTTTGCCTGAATCTTTTCTTTTGCTTCGGATTGGGTCAGCACTAACATCACCGTTAGCTTTAGGAACATCTTTCCATTGATTTTTGAATGCCATTAGCTCTGGAATTTCTTCTAGGCGTTTCAGTGTAACATGATTGTGGTCACGTATAGCAGGATTACACGCTTCTGGATAAATGTGTAAAATTACTTCTTGGGGCCAATTTACACAAAAAGTATCAATCATCTTCTGTGCATATTTTTCTAGACCTTCTCCGTGAAAGGTGGTCACGACTGCAATTTTCAATTTATTTTTTTCCATAGGTGTGAATCTCCAAACATTTCTACCACAGCATATCCGTATGTTTTCAAAAACTTGTATTCTGTTTTGGCAAACAACTCAACACCCTGAACTAGTATAACCGATTGATATTTATTAAGCAAAGGAAGCAATTTAGACACATGTATATCTTGGTCTCTATCCATTATAATGGCGTCTATGTCTGGTAGTGTTTCTATTTGATCAAAACTTTCTTTATATATGAGATTTTTTCTTCGAAAGTCCTGCGGGCCGGTAGAAATTATAAACACGCTAGGGAAAACATCGCAAAGATTCGGTAATTTCTCCCAACCGGTACCTACTACTAGAATATTTCTAATATTTTTTTTTGATTTACTAATTCTTTTAATAAATTTGTTCATAGGTTTCATTAAATACTCATATATTTATTTCAAACAAAATGCGTTTTAGAATTTATCAAGAAAATGGAGCATTAAACAGCACTCCTGTGTTTGCAGCCTTTTCTGCAGGCTTAAAAAAGCTAGGACATTCAGTAGTGGACAAGGATGAAGATGTAGGTGTGATTTGGTCCGTGTTATGGCAGGGGAGAATGCGGCCAAATAAGTCCATCTATGAAAATTTTACAAAAAATCACCGACCTATTATAATTATTGAGGTAGGAAATTTAAAAAGAGGAGTGACCTGGCGAGTAGGCCTAAATCATATCAACAATTTTGGTATATTTGGCAATCAACAAGATTTAGATCTAACAAGACCACAAATTTTAGGTGTTTCACTCCAACCTGTAAATCATCATCGAAGGCAAGAAATTCTAATTGCCTGTCAACACAGTGCTAGTTTGCAATGGTGTGATCAACCATCAATGGAACAGTGGGTCAAACAAACCATTCTCGAAATAAAGAAACACAGTGATAGAAAAATCGTGGTTAGACCCCACCCAAGATCGCAGATTCTTGAGAAATTCGTAGACGCTGTGATCGAAGTGCCAAGAAAAATACAAAACAGCTACGATGACTTTGATATCAATTACAATTATCATTGTGTGATAAATCATAACAGTGGACCGGCTGTGCAGGCAGCTATAAAAGGAGTTCCTGTAATCTGTGATAGTTCAAGTTTGGCACATCCAGTCAGTGAAAAATGGAAAAATTTAGAAAATCCTCAACTGCCCGATCGAGATGACTGGTTTTTAAAACTCTGTCATAGTGAGTGGACCGTGGAAGAAATTGGTCAAGGAACGCCAATTCTTAGATTACAAACACACATCGAGCATCTATTACACGCACATAGTTGATTTTCAAAATTATCGGTGTTATAATATAACAATGGTACCGTATCAATACACTGAAGACATCTTTTTAGAATTTTACAATCTTATGGTACGCCACGGCTTTGCCTTGACAGGTCAAGATCAGAGTGCTACTTATAATTTTTATTCTTTAATATCATCTGGATCACTGTTGACTCAGAGTCAGGCTGGGCTGATTGTAAAAATACTGAAAAAACACAAGGTCATAGCACAAAAATATAATTTTGACTATTCTGATCAAATTGAAAATCCAGTATGGAAAAATGAATTTAGAATACTAGATCTTACCAAAAAAATATTTGTAGAAAAAGATGAGACTGGAGAACTTTTGATATTTTTAAAATTCCCGTTTAGTATGAAAGAAACATTTGACCGAGAATTTTCAACCGAAAAAGACCATTTTAAACATTCGAAGTGGAACCAAGAGAAGAAACTGAGAGAAGTGAAATTTTCAGAAATCAACGTTGTGGCTCTGTATGAATTTTTACAAAAACATAATTTTGAAATAGATGATTCTTTTTTAGAGACAGTAGAATTGGTGGAGGAAATATGGGCCAATCAGGAAGATTTTCTACCTCACAGTACAATTTTTGAAAATCAATTGGTCTTGATAAACAGCAATGAATATGCAGATGCATACTTTGAAAAAAATTCAACTGGTGATATCTACCACGATATGTTGTTAGCAAAAGCCATGCAGTTTCCTTTAAAACTTGTTTCAAAATCACAAGAAATTGTGGAAAAAATTGCATCAAGTAGCAATAATATTTTTTGGATTGATAGCAACGAAAAATTGTTTGATGTATATAAAAAAATAGATGGCAAAATTTGTATAGTGTTAGATCGTGCATCCGACAAAGAACAGTGGTTAGAAAACTTTATAAAAGATTCTGAAAAATACCAAATCTCAAGGTCTGATATTAGAATTTGTTTTAGGGAAAGTAAAGAATCTAACAGTGGATTAAATCAATGGATAAAAGACAACGGTCTTGGCGGACCTGTTGAAGACGGAAAAATTTTTATATTTGAACATAAACCGTCTAAGTGGTTGTTTAAAGATAATATTGATGTTAAACTTATTGTTACAAATAACTTATATATCAATCCTAATACCTATGTAAACGACTGGATGTCGAGTCATCCTTGTGTAATTTATCTAGGAGAAATAAAACCAACGCTACCCAAAGGGGCAACATCATTTGACATCTTGTAGACTTATAATTAAAGACGAAGTAAATATCAAGTTCGAAGGACTTGCAGTAGAAACACGTCGAAAGATTGCCAACAAATTAAAGTTTGATTTGCCTTACGCACGTCATATGCCTTCTTACAAACTAGGCAGATGGGACGGAACTAAAACCTATTTTGGTATTGGTGGTACTGGATATCTTGCACATCTGGATGTAATTCTTCCCATAGTAGAAGATGCAGGATATGAAATTCTCATAGAAGATCTAAGACAACACAGCAAGATAGAATTCGAACCTATCACAGAAAACTACTGGGCAGACCAAGGCAAGACTTGGCCTAAAGGTCATCCCGAAGCCGGCACACCTATTGTGCTACGTGATTATCAGTTTGACGTGGTTAACAAATTCCTAGCCAACACCCAGGCCTTGCAAGAAGTAGCCACAGGTGCAGGCAAGACCATTACTACTGCTACACTAAGTCATTTGTGTGAACCTTATGGTCGCACAATGGTTATCGTACCTAACAAAAGTCTAGTGGTACAAACTGAGGAAGATTATCGAAATCTTGGACTAGATGTTGGCGTATATTTTGGAGACAGAAAAGAATTAGGCAAGACACATACTATTTGTACATGGCAAAGTCTCAACGTACTTGATAAGAAAAGTTATGATAATGCTACATTGAGTTTGGCAGAATTTATTGAGGGTGTAGCAGCCATTATCATAGACGAAGTACATCAGGCCAAGGCCGATGTGCTAACTAAACTGCTGACACAGAATTTCAGTAACTGTGCCATACGCTGGGGGCTCACAGGTACTGTGCCTAAAGAAGCCTGGGAATTTCAAGGTATTCTTGCCAGTATAGGCCCAGTGATTAATCAAGTATCTGCACACGACCTACAAGAAAAAGGCGTATTGGCCAATTTACAAATCAATATTCTTCAAACCAATGACGTGCAGGTATTCCGTAATTATCAAGAAGAATATAGTTTTCTAGTCACTGACGATCATCGCATTAGTTGGATAGGAAATAAAATCAAAGAAATTTCTCTGTCCGGCAATACTCTTGTGCTAGTGAATAGAATCGACACAGGCGACAAATTGACTGCAATGTTGCCAGACAGTGTGTTCATCAGTGGTGCAGTTAAATTAACTGATAGAAAAGAAGAATATGATGAAATTAAAACTAGTTCTGATAAGATTATTGTGGCGACTTACGGTGTGGCCGCTGTGGGTATTAATATCCCCCGTATTTTTAATCTGGTTCTTATTGAGCCCG